GCTGTAGCTGCTGGGAAAACTGCTGTAGATGAAGCTGTAGCAGCAGGAAAAGCTCTTGGTGAGGCTAAATACGGCGAAGGCTTAGGCACAGGCAGAGGTCAAGGTGCAGGGGCTGGCATAGGTGCAGGACTAGGCTTAGGCTTACTAGCTGGTATGGGAGGAGGTGCTGGTGGAGGCGTAGGGACAGGCTTTACACCTAAAGACTTTGAAGACTATAAGTTTAGAAAAACATATGAAGCACCTGAGTTATTGGAAAGAACACTTCCTTTACAAGGTTATCAAGCTCCTGTCTCCTTAAATTTATTTAGAGGATTTGTATGAGTACCACATATTTGAACATAGTCAACGAGGTACTACGTAGGCTACGAGAAGATGAAGTAGCAAGTGTAACACAGAACACTTATAGTAAGATGGTGGGAGACTTTGTCAACGATGCTAAACAAGTAGTGGAAGACTCACACCAGTGGTCTACATTACGTACAACTATTGTAGTACCTACTGTTGAAAATACTACAGAATATAGCTTGACAAACGCTGGAGAACGTGTTAAAATATATAGTGTCATTAACGACACATCAAACTTCTTTATGCACTATGAGTCACCTAACTGGTTTAACAATGCTTATTACATATCTGGTGAAGTAACTGGTAGTCCTGACTCATATACTTTTAGTGGTATTGACAGTAACAATGATACTAAAGTAAGAGTATACCCTAAACCATCAGGTGTGTTTAGTTTACGTTTTGATTTAATTGCTAGGGAGCCTGAGTTATCTGGAGATGCAGATACTACAGTCTTACCTAAGAATGCTATTGTCCATAACGCTGTAGCTTTGTTGGCTAGGGAGCGTGGTGAGACAGGCGGTACTACAGCACAGGATTACTTCTTGATTGCAGATAAGCACTTGTCTGATGCCATTGCATTGGATGCTTACAAGAACCCTGAAGAATTTATTTACACGGTTCCGTAATGGCTCAAGAAAGACAAAACATTTATATTGCTGCTCCGGGTTTCAAGGGACTTAACACACAAGACTCCCCTGTTACTCAGGATGCGTCCTTTGCGTCTATTGCTGAGAATATGGTAGTAGATAAGTACGGACGTATTGGCGCTAGACAGGGCTTAGATAAGCTCACAAGCAGTGCTACGCCACTGGGGTCTAGTATTGGCATTGAGACTATCTTTGAGTACGTAGACCAAAGTGGTGACATTACAGTATTCTCCACTGGCAATAATAAAATCTTTAGTGGGACTACTACACTAACAGACATTACACCTGCTGCTTATACTGTTAGTGCAAACAACTGGAAGATTGTAAACTTTAACAATCACTGTTTCTTCTTCCAAAGAGACCATGAGTATCTTATATACACTGATGAATCAGGCACAGGTGTCCTTGAATCTCATAGCAACCATGCTCATGCTACAGGTACACCACCACAAGCTAATGAAGCTCTAGCAGCCTTTGGTCGCATTTGGGCTGCTGACGTTACTGGTAACAAATACACTTTGTATTGGTCTGATTTATTGGCAGGCCATGCTTGGTCAGGCGGTAGTTCAGGCTCACTAGACTTAACTACAGTGTGGCCTACAGGACACGATGAGATTGTAGCCTTAGCAGAGTTTAACGACTTTTTGGTTATCTTTGGTAAGCGTAGTATTCTATTGTACTCTGGTGCAAGCTCACCGTCTTCTATGGTACTTGCTGATGTTATTACTAACATTGGCTGTATTGCTAGGGATACAGTACAGTCTACAGGTACAGACTTAATCTTCCTGTCTGACACAGGTGTACGTAGTTTAGGTAGAGTTATCCAAGAGAAGTCTAACCCTATTGGTGACGTATCTAAGAATGTACGTGATGAGATGATGTTCACTGTCAACACACAGACTAACAACATTAAGTCTGTTTACAGTCCAGAGCATTCTTTCTATCTACTGTTCTTGCCTACAAGCTCTATTGTTTATTGTTTTGATGTCAGAGGTAAACTAGAGGACGGTAGTAACCGTGTGACTACTTGGCCTAGCACTAAGATCTTATGTGGTGACAGGGCAGCGGATGGTACTCTGTACTTAGGCTCTGTTAAAGGTATCAACAAGTACAATGGTTACTTAGATGACACTGATACCTACACAATGCGTTACTACACTAACCCATTGTCCTTTGGTGACGCTAGTAGACTAAAGATCTTAAAAGAAATTAACTTTACAGTTATTGGTGGTCAAGGCGCACCAGTAACAGTTAACTGGGGATATGACTATACTGAAGGGTACACAAAGCAAGCTGTAACTGTAGCCAACGCTAGTATTGCTGAGTATGGCATATCTGAGTACAACGTAAGCACATCAGAATACAGTGCTACAATTATTATTGACACAGCTAAAGCTAAAGCAACTGGATCTGGCAGGGTAGCCACTATTGGCTTGGACTGTACAATTAATGAAAGATCATTGTCCATCCAAGAAGTAAACATTGAAGCACTTATAGGTAGATTAATCTAATGACGAACTATACAAAAACTACTGACTTTGCAGCAAAAGATGCTCTACCTTCAGGTAACTCTGCAAAGATTGTAAAAGGCTCTGAGATTGATACAGAGTTTAATAACATTGCAACTGCATCAGCAACTAAAGCAAACGCTAATGACGCTGCACTTACTGGCACCACTACTTTTGAAACTATCTCTGATGGTACTATTGCTATCACTGCATTTGTTGATGAAGACAACATGGCATCCGACAGTGCTACGCTTGTCCCTACGCAACAGTCAGTTAAAGCCTACGTAGACTCACAGGTTACTGCACAGGATCTTGATGTAACTGATGGCTCCACTAGCATTGACATTGACCTAGACTCTGAGTCTTTAGGTATCTTAGGTGGCACAGGTATTGACTCCACTGCTTCAGGCACTGGTGTAACCTTAGCCATTGACTCTACTGTAGCTACCCTGACAGGCTCACAAACGCTGTCTAACAAGACTTTGTCTGCCCCAGTAGTGTCGGGTAACTTGACTACTGATGGCCTCTTAGATGGGCGTGACGTAGCTGCTGACGGTACTAAGCTAGATGGTATTGAAGCTAGTGCAGATGTAACTGATACAGCTAATGTAACTGCTGCTGGTGCTTTGATGGACTCTGAGCTAACTGATATTGCTGCTGTTAAAGCATTAAACCAAGGTGTAGCTACTACTGATAGTCCTACGTTTGCTGGGTTAACTACAACCGCTGATGTATCCTTTGGTGACAACGACAAGGCTATCTTTGGTGCTAGCAGCGACCTACAGATTTACCATGATGGGTCTGGAAGCTATATTCAAGATACAGGCCAAGGCTATTTATACATAGGCGCAAGCAATCAGTTGCGATTAACAAATGCAGACGCAACAGAAGAATACATCAGAGCCACTGTCAATGGCGCAGTTGATATAAAGTACGATAACGCAACCAAACTAACCACAACCTCCACAGGCATAGACATTACTGGTAACGCTACGTTTGGCGACAACGACAAGGCCATCTTCGGTGCGGGTAGCGACCTACAGATTTATCACGACGGGTCTAATAGTCGTATTTACGACGTAGGGACAGGCGACCTTCGTATTCAGGGAACAAACCTTAGATTAATGGATGCCAATGGCGGAAACTACCTTTATGCAGTTCAAGATGCAGAGGTAACTCTTTACCACAACGCATCAGCCAAACTAGCCACCACCTCCACAGGCATCGACGTAACGGGT